GCAAGTTTTGTGCCTAGTGTTGACTTACCTGCCGTAAGTCGGTTATCCATGATACCTGTCAATGACACACCTAGTAAACGCTCTTCCTCTGTGTTGTTCTGCCAAATCTTACGGATGTATTTAAAGTCCGTCAGCGTTGATTGGAACGTGCCTAGTATGGTTGCTAGTCTCACCTTGTTTGTGAGCGTCTGCTGCGTGTCTGAGGCTCTTACAACCACCTCTGAGAGATTACAGAACTGGTATGGGCGTAAGATAATCTCAGAGCAAGGGTTACAACCGAAGTCATGTTCAGCATCACGTCTACCATTCTTAGCTGCTTGCTTCTTAGCTGACTGACGATTGAAGATACCACGTTCACCTGACTTACTGTCGTACAGTGACATCCATTCACGCATGAATGTACCCATCTGTGGCTTCTCTTTGTATGCCACACTGTTGTTAGCCAAGGCTCGTTGCCCTTCATTCTCCCACCATTGTCCTGCTTTAGCGTGTGCCATCTGGTCATCGTTAAGATTAGACAGACTGATAAGGGCAGAACGTCTTACGCCACCAACAACCACGACTTCACCTATCTTACACATGATGTCGTGACATTCTATAGGATAAAGTCTACGTCCTGCAGCACCCTTGAACTTCTCAATGCAAAAGTTAAACAGTTCAACAAGCGGTTGTGGACCTGACGCTCTACCACCAAATGTCTTCAGCCTTGCACCTGCTGGTCTTACTTCTGATACATCCCACTTAGGAATTTGTCCAGTGTACAACATAGCAATAAGTTCTTTCAGAGACTTAGCCCATCCTGGGCGACTATCACCTACCTTGATTACTGTTTCTGTATTATGAAACTCTTCGCTAACTAATGGTAGTTTATCTACATGATGTCGTTCAACACTAAATCCTACACCTGTACCACACATAAGTATGTACATGGTTTCGTCAAACGCACGTGTGTTGTCGATAGGTAAGTAAGAACAATTATATCCACCAACATGACAACGATCAAGAGCAGGTCCTGATGTCATAAGAGATCTCATGCTTGGCATTATGTCCTGATTAAGAACAGCTTCTTCTAGTTCTTTACGTAATTTTGGTTCGACTTTATAACTGTGTTTATCACGTAAGTGATTAGTAATGTAGTCGAAATAGCGAGATACAGTTTCTTCCCATGTTTCTCTACGTTGTTCGTCTTCTTTCCATCTCGCATAACGTGATAGAGCAATAAAATTCTGATAATCTGTTGGTAAATAATTGTTCATTTTCCTGCTTCCTTTCTTTAGAAAAAACGAATCTACATTCTATCACGATTGAATTAAGATTACAATAATTAATGTCCAAGAACTGCGTTAATTCTTTTTCTTACATATTCTACTTCACCAGATTTTAAAACCTTAAAAGCAAATTCCCTCATGTAAGAAGGATCAACACCTGCTAAGTCACATACATCTGTAAAGTCTTGGGCAGTTACACCAATAGATGCAAAGAACCAAGACACTGCACGATCACGTTCTATAACTGACGTGGTAGGTTCGCCATCGTATGTTGGTTTAGTTGCATCTAATAGTGCCTGAAGAAGGACACACAGAAAGAGAGTTCTTTCTGGTGACCTAGATTCCATTAGTTCACTTTCTATTTTTATTATGTCTTTTTCTAACACTGAACCATTCCTTTGGTATTCCTTCTCCAGTTTTGCAGTATAGAAATCCATGCTTGTCACACCAATCTCCATAGGTCATCTTACCACCCTTGTATAGTTTTCTATTTGGGTTATCAAATACAAATCTAATATCATATTTATCGCCATGTTGGTCACGTATGAATAGATGTTTCTTTCTATCTTCTAACATAAACCTACCCTTAACTTCTAATATGATACCATTGGGAAGAATAAAATCAGGTATATAATTTTTATCTTCTACCCAAGTAAAAGGTATCTTTTCTTTTTCATATAAAAAATCTACTTTATTTTTTATAAGAACTTGGGCTGTATTAAATTCTGAATTAGATCTGTATTCATGATCATATGTTTTTTTATGTCTTCTAGCCAAGACTAATCTCCTGAACATCTGGTACTTTACCTACTTGAGTTAGATACCTGACACCATTAGAGTATTGAAAGGCTCTAAGTCCCTGTCCACCATTAGCATCTGACCAGCATCTATCTTTATGTTGACAGAATACACAACCAATAGCCAGTTTTCTGTTACCTGATTTACCATCTTCTTCATCTGGATAGCATCGGGCAGGTGGTGCTATTTGTTTTACCATACTCTTAACACTTTTAATACGATCTGTTGCATTAATCATGTGAACATCTTCAATCTTTAATAGAGTAAGATCAGCATTTGATTTATCTATTGCAAGGAATGCTGCTTGATTATCATTACCTGCTTCGGCATAACTACTGATCTGAGCAATGTAACCAAAGGGATCACTAGAACTGAGTGTGCCTTCTTTAAACTTCTTGAAAGCATATGGTGATGCAGATTTAATATCAACAAGCACACCATCAATACGACAATCCTTATGACCTTTGATGCCTTCTATCTCTACTTCTTCTTGTTCTTCGGACACTTTATGTCCTGCTACTTCGGTTAAAAGAATAACCAACGCTTCTAGGATATCTCCATATAAGAACTTTAGTTTAGTCTGTCCACTTATTTGTTCAGGTTCTATACCTTCTTGCATATCATACCACAGTTGTCTGTCAGGCTTCCCGACTTGTGACATTCTTAGATTTTTTCTAGACCTATTCTTATTGTCGTCTTCATTTAAAGATCTTTGAGCAGATTGAAATATACTTCTTGCAAACTTTGAAAGAGATTCACGATTCTGAACACTGAACATATTAGTACCTTGTTCTAAGGTCTTGTATATATCTGGTATCAGACTATCAATGTTAGTCATTATTTTTCTCCTTTATATTAATTAGTTTAGTTAGATACCATTGTGCTTTATTAAGATCTTCAACACCATTCTTATAACGATAACGCCAAAGGTATTTAATAATGTTACCCTGAAGATAATATTCAAAGCCTTCTTCAGTTGCGGCTTGAATAGCATCAATGCATTCAATACCAGACTGATTATAATGTGGTGGATGATCAACCATTTTATTTTTATGGTTGAGTTCTTCTTGCTCATACTCTTCTATCATTTTTTTATAGTCAGTCATGATATCTCCTTTCAAAAAACTCTGGCGTACCCACCCTAACACAAGCCAGACCACAACCATTCACTAAGAGTGTTGCTCCCTTGTTGATGTTGCTTTTTACGATGCCACTGACACAGTTCCGAATGGAATGTCGTCATCTAAGGAAGCAAACGCATCGTCACCATTCTCTGACGTAAAGCCATCTGGTACAACATCAAATGCATCATCTTCACTCCCACCATAAGGCACTAGGTTAACAACCTGTACTGCCATAAGATCAGTACCTACGCCCTTGTTACCTGCATACTCCCACTCATAGGTTTTGAATGCAACATTTACATCTGAACCATTACCAACAAGAGTGCCAATGATGTCACGCTTCTGTGCGTCCTTCAGTGCAGGTTGAGAGTTTTGAGAACCATCACGTCTATTAACATTACGTTTGATCTTTACAAAGTCACCACGATCATCACCCTTATTCTTTAAAGGTAATTTCATAGCCTTTGCTTTAACTAGTTGCTCACCTTCAAGAGCCAAGTCAACACTCCACACTGGTTCGTATGTTGTATTTGGTGAAGAGATTGATGTCCAGTAAGCCTTACCACTAAGTACATTCATATTATTACTCCTTTGTCTGTGCGAACACTGTCGCTGTTGTAAATATCCTATAATTATATATGACACACAATAGTATGTCAACAACTATTTAATGAGTTTCAGCCCAATTGTTTCCAACTTTATATTCACTATCCAATGGACAGTTAACACTCAGTTCTTTTTCAACACGCTTCATTGCTGTCATTGTAAGAAAACCAAATCGTTCTGCTTGATCTTCTTGAACTTCAAACTGATACTCATCGTGTATTGACGCAACAAGATGGTAATTAAAATCTCGTTGCGCCATTATTGTTATTTGCCGTAACCATTCTTTACAGATGACAGCACCTGCTCCCTGAAGCAAAAGATTAACGGCTGCATGTTGTTGTCTTACTTTTAACAACCTGCCATCAAGACCACGAATATATCCACCTTGTGCTGCACGATCAACTCTATCACGCAAGAGTTGTAATGCTGGCATATTCTTCATGAATCTATTCATAATGATCTTACCTTCCTTTGCACCGCCACCTACAATAGATCCAATCTTAGCAGGTCCTGCTCCATAGATAAGTGCATAGATAAAGGTCTTGGCTTGGTCACGTGTTTGTAACCCTGCCATCTTCTGGTTGGCGGTATGAATGTCACCGCCTACTACTTCTTCTGTGAATGAAGCATCGCCCATGTAATGTGCCAGACACCGAAGTTCCAGAGAAGATGCATCACACCCTAACAATTTGTATTTAGGGCTTGTCGTAGTCCATACTGCACGACATTCCTTACCATATGGGGAATACACAGCAGGTATTTGTGCCATGTTTGGACTGTGGTGTGCCATCCTTCCAGTAATAGCCTTGAGAGTAATCACTCTACCATGTACCTTACCATCGTCTTGTACGACATTCAGCCATGAATTAATCTGTGACACTCTCTTTTGTAATAGAAGATACTGTGCAATCTTTTGTGCCTCTGGAATGTCCACATTCTTCAGTGTTCCTTCATCCACAATGGGATGTCCAGTTGGTGTAAGGTTAGTAGGCTTCCATCCTTTTTCCATTAGCCGATTAGCAATCTGCTGTCTAGACCCAGGATTGAATACAGTAACCTTATCTTTCAATCTATTGCCTGTTTTCTCTGAGTACCTTTGTTCGACAATAGGTGGAAAGATTTGTTGCATTTCTTCTTCTATTTCTGCGGCTTCTTGTGAAAGCCTTGCCGCTAGACAAGATGCTTCCTTTATATTCAGTGAAAAACCATTGCGTTCTTGTTGATCTACTATAGCACGAACAGTATGTTCAAGTTTTATGCTCTTTGCTGAGAACTTCTTCAGCATGGGAAGCATATGTGTGTATAACTTAACCGTCAGTTTTACATCATTCACACAGTACTTTAACATTTCTTCACTGAACTCAGAGAAATCTGAGAATTCTGTTTTAGGAAAACCTAAACGATTTCCCCAAGCATCCAACGAATGCCCACCTTCTATTGAAGGATCAATGAGTTGTGATAGGATAAGTGTATCACGAACTTGTTTTACTTTTATGTTGCTGTTAAGCAGTCGATTCAGAACAGGTGCATCAAACGATATACCATTATGCATAATAAATATATCGTATTGACTGGCTAGTGTAGGAAAGGAAGACACATCATCACCATGGAATGTAAATACCTGTCCTGAATCAACATCTTGTGCGGCAATACAGTGAATGACTGTAGCATTCAGATCATCTGTTTCAATATCTACCGCTAACTTTTTCATAACTTTACCAACTCCGCTTTGTTATAAGGAATGTGAAAGAAATGTTCACCCTTCTGGATGTATCTTCCCTTTGCTTCCTTTACTTCTGCTTGCTCAACAACATAATCTTTGATACGCCATGCATATTCTAAGTCTTGACGTAACACATAGAAGTTAAAGAAAGGACGACTATCTAAACTATGTACTTTATTAATCAGTTTATGTTTCCTATATGGAATTCTTATCTCTGTCCAGTTAGGATTCCAATCACCCTTCCAAGAGAACTTAATCTCTACTTCACTAAAGTATATATTATCTGCTTTTTTACTCTTGATGTCAACAGAAAAATCTTCCTTTGCATCAAGAATTTCATGACCATTAGATATTAGATACTCAATGATCTTCTTTTTAGCAGGACTGTCAGCCGCATTATATCTCTGTCTAGAGAATGGTATGTTAACAGCACCTGCAATAGGTTCTAATCTCATAAGAAGTCTCCTATGTCTGTGTGTTCTTCGTCTACTTCAAAAGGATTTTCAATCTCCTGCATACGTCCTGTATCTTTATCATATAGTAAGTATGTAGCAACACCTGTTTCACCTGCATATCTATTCTTCAATACACGAACAGTAGTTGTGTTAGACTTTACAGGATCAGTAGCCTGTTGATCACGTTCTAAGGCTACTACAGCGTCACTAATCTGTGCAATGCTGTGTGACCCACGAAGCATAGACAAAGAGATCTCCTTGCCCTGCTCCTGCCCCTTATCACCTGATGCACGTCTTAGATGTGATACAAGTAGCATAGCACAACGTGTTTCCTCAACAAGTGATCTTAGTTTAGTCATCAACTGGTCAATGTTTCTACGCTCGTCTTCACCTTCAAGACCTGATACAAGGATAGATAGGTGGTCAAGGATAATAAACTTACAGTCAAGAGCCTTGACCATGTATCGTACACGATTAAGTATCTCATCTGTTGTGATTGATCCAAAGTGATCAAATGCAAAGTATCTACCAGTACGAATAGTAGGATCTTCAAACTTACGTAGTTGTTCCTTCGTGTACTTATCACGAATCTCTTTAATGTAAAGACGATCACTAGCCGCAACCGACATCAGATGAAACGCAGTCTGCTTCTTGTTTTCTTCAAGACTGAAGATGCCAATGTTGTGTTCTGTATTCACAAGGATAT